ATCCTGTCCAAAAAGTTTTAATGCCTTATCGATAGCTTTTTGTTCCCATGCATAAGCTGCTCCTTCCAAGAAACAATTTACCATTACTAGTATTTTATTTTTAGCAGATAAGTTTTGATGAGCTAGAATATAGTTATAAATATTTTCCGGCAGTTTACCGCTTTCAACTTTTTCTAAAGTAGGAGGGGTAAGTAGGTTATATTCTGTCCAATAAAGATGCCAATCCCGGCGAACAGGTTTTTCGCCTAAAACAAAAGGAATATCTGCATTATAGGAATTAAGAAAATCGCAATGTTCCAAAATATTATCTAAAGTAATATTAATATCTTTAGGAGCTAAAAAAATTAATCGTTCCCACCAATGGGTATTTTTCGTCACAACACCATCTAGTTTTAATCCTTCCCACTCCGGTCTGGGTTTTAAACATTTTTGAAGTTCTGTGTTTTTTGAGTAGTAGGTTGTTGTAAAATGGAGACATAGTCTATAGGCATTATAACCTTTGTCGTTAATGTCTATTAATTTTTTACTTTGTTTCTTTGCTTCTGCAACTAAAGCTGTGTGTTGTTGGTCTGTAAACTGTTTCATAATTTCTTTCTATACTCTAAATATAAGAATTATTTTTTAGGGAACCAACTACCAGTAGGTTTTTCCTTCTGCTGCTTTTCTGTATTTGTTTTTTATTTCTTCAATCTTAGATCTTTTTCCCCAGTCTGAAAGGTGTCTATCCCCTTGAATGCCTTGGATATCCTTTTCCATTGGGGTTAATTCTGGTTCCTGGGGGCCGGTATAAACCTCATAAGGTTCTTGTTCTTCGTCTTTGATCTGCCAATCTTCCTCTTGCTCTAAACCATCCTGCAGAGTAGTGTCCCATTCCTTGATTTCATCCTGAAGATCATCATAAGCCGAAACAACATTTCTCATATCTTCCACTTTTTCTTCTAGAGGATATTCGATCTCAGGTTCATCTTTTTGCTTGAAAGCAAAGTTTGCTGCAATGACCAAAGCAATAGCCAGGGGATCAAACACAAAAATAATAACCAATAAGAACCAGTTAATGATTTTATCCATCGGATACCCGGTCAGACCTGAAAGATATTTCAAAGGTCCTAACTCCGAACTTGCTGTTGAATTAGATTTAACTTCTAAAATTTTAGTCTCTAATTTGAAAATAGAATCATTGACTGCATCAAGCTTGAAAGAAAGTTTATCATCAGCTGAAGATGCCCTATCAATCTGTTTGATAGAAGCATTATTAGATCTTACCACCAGGTTCCCCTGCCGGTCTGTATATTGAGTGGTAGATGCCTTGGATAAAGTCCCCCGTAGGTCGGCCAAAGACTGCTTCTCTTTCAAAAGATTATCCCGGGTCTGTTCAAATAAACCTTTTTTAGTTTCCAGGGCTGTGATCTGCTGGGTGACAATCTGATCTTTATTTGCAGTCTCTTGATAAGCTGAAGATAAAAATCCATAGATTCCGGCAGAGGTTATCAAGATTAACACTGTGGTAGCAAGTGCTAGATAGGTTCTCAGCACCTTATTCAATCTATCCCAGTACTGATATAGTAAGGATGCAATCACTAGCTTAGATACTTCTAAAGATCCGGCCATGATTCCTACTGCTAGAGCTGCTCCGGCAAACAATTTCATCAAACCGGACACAGAATAAAAAGCAGCCGAGGCTGAAACTGCCAGGGCTGCTAATGCTATAATGTAAGGAAATACTTTTTTACCCATATTAAATTAAATATATGAGCAGGTTTAAAAAAAAGCAAGTTAATCTTTGTGCTTATCGATTTTTTTCAAAATCTGATTAACTGCTTCATTGTTTATAAAACCGCCATTGGAGGCATTCTTTAATGCACTCATGATTTGAAATACTATTAATGGTATAAGGATAGTCTCTGAAAGCCAGGATGTTCCTTTGAACCCAAGTTCAACCATTAATAATACTGTTAAAGTGATGATCCAGGCAACTAAAGTCTTTAAAATTCTAACTGCTTTGTAGGTCTTGAAGCCTTCTCTTTTAATTCCGGCAATGACGCCAAAAAAACCATCCATAAAAATAACTGCAACAATGGCCAGATACTGGGCTGCATTGTCCATTGCTAGGTTAAGGAAATAACTGCAAATAAAGGCTGTAGCTGTTGTAGTCAATAGTATAGTGGTTTTCATAAATAATAAATTAGCCAATCTGATCGTCTAAGTGGTCAGGAATGCCATCACCGTCAACATCTGCAATCTCACTATATCCGAAGGCATTCATGAACTTAGCTACTCTATCTTTTAAATCTCCGTCTGAATCTCCAAACCAATCATCTTTTAGGTTGTCATGCTCTAGAATATAAGTCAAAGCATTGTACATCTTCTCTACATCGTCAACCAGGTAGATGTCTGAAGCTATAAAATCTAGACTAAAGGCATGATCATCAATCTGAGGAATGTTTAATAGAGAGTTGGTCTTGCCAATCTTTTTTTCTTTCAAGGTCATCTCTTTTCCAAACTTGTGGAAGTATTCCCCAACGTAGATATACCCCTGTCCTTCTTTTAATTGAAAGTCGCTCATTATTTTAATAGATTATAATATTCGTTGAAATGTTTGATTCTATCAGGTAAACCAATTGTACCTCCGTTTACTCTCTTGGTTACTGCTGTAACAATGGCCTCACTAGCTCCTTTATCACAAATAGACCAAAGTCCATTCTTGTCAAAGAACCAGGCAGCAGACATCAAAGGGAACTTGGTAGATACTAAATCTGGGTTTCCTAAAATATCATCAGTAACAAATTTATCAAATGCTGAGTAGTTATCTTTACCGGTCAATTGAATATAACCTCTACCTCTAAATTTAAAACCATCTCCTGTAGGCTCGGCACCATTACCCATTCTACCTCCGTAGACTCTGGATGCAATGGCTTGGGGCTTACGAGCATACTGCTCGGCTAGTTGAACTGTTGGGAAATACTTTTTAAAGATTCCCATCAAGCCTTTAGAAGAATAATTTAGATTTTCTTGAACGGCTTTAAATCCGCCTGATTCATGACCGCATTGGGCCAGGAAGTGAGCCAATCTCAAAGGACTGGTTATGTTAAATTTCTTAGCTGTATCTGGAATTTGTGCAATTACAGCATCAGGAATATGTCCTTTTAGTTTATCTAATTTAAAATTAGTCGATGCAGGTGTGGCAGCAGGAGCAGGAGCAGCAGGTGCTGTTCCCATAATTTTATTCCAAGTACCTTCTCCAACCATTCCGTCGGCTACTAAACCGTTAGCTGCCTGGAATGCTTTTACTGCTTCTTCTGTTTTAGGGCCAAAGTTACCAATAGGATCTAATCCTAATTTAACCTGTACTTGTTTGACCTGTTCGTTATTATCGCCTCTTTTTAGTAACATAATTAACCTTCTTCAGTTGTTGATTCTTCTTTACTTCCTTTTTTAGAGTTGATGAATTTGTCTACTGATCCGATTCCGAAAGAACCTAAAACGATTACCATAAACCCGTCGAAAATAAACTCGTTGATAAGTAATTCCTTACCTAACCAACCAGTAATTAAATCAACTCCTAAGGCAACTACCATCATGATAAATGCAATAAACCCTACAACACTTTTTTCATTGATAGTGTTGTTGTCATCAAATAGATTTTTAAAAAATTGTTTCATATTATTGTTGTTTTGTTGTTTTGAATTTTACTGTCTCTTTCAAACTAGCTTCTAAAGCCTTAGAAAACGCCTTGCGATTCAACGGAACCTCATTGTTTTCCACATCTAAAAACATAGCAAAGATGAAAGTTCTTCTTTCACCTACACCTTCAAAACAACCACTCCCAATGCATATGGAAGTTGTTACAACATAATCTTTACGTAACCATTTTGTGCCAAAAATATTTAAAATTTCCTGAGGGGAGGAGATGCTATCTACTCCAACCCAGACATCCATTCCAAAGGCTGTATCATCAACAGGAGTATAGCCTTGGTTAGCTAATAATTCCTCAACTGTCTCTTTTACTCCAAAGGTAACACTCCTAGATTCTATCTTTTTATTATTCTCATAAACATGAACTTTTACAGGGTTAATAGGACCCTGAGGAGTTAAAGCAAATACCAAAGATAATAAAGTGCTGATCATCTGTTATAAATATTAGTAAATCACCTGTCCGGCGTATCCAGGAGCAATTAAATACAAACTTAAACTACCTCCTGTTGTTAAAGTGGGAGTTGTATAAGTTGATACTCCGGGATAGGTTCCTCTTACATTAGTGGTAGCCGATCTAATAGCATTGTATTCTGTGGTGGTGAAGATCCTAACATCGGGTGCTATCCTCCATCTTGAGAATAAACCTGCCTTTCTACCGGCAATATAATACTTGTCTGATATTGTTATTTTACTATCATCATTTACATCAAACATATGAAATGATAGACCGTTCCTTGCTACTTTCCCTAAAATAATATTAGACACTCCTTGAATGTCTGAATTGGTATAAGCCTGGATTCTAGTAGGTGCTTGTATTTCTATGTAGTATTCTTTAGAGGGATCGTAAGCTTCTGAGATAGAATAATATCCGCTTGAATTTGTATAAATTGTTTTATATAAAGCCCATGAGGAAGTAGTTACTAAATATTCAAATTCTAGTACGTAAGGTAGTGAAACGCTATTTGGTAAATCATTCCATCTTCCATTAGATACAAATTGAACATAATCTTCATTCCCGGCATTATTCGGCTCACCTGAATTCCAGTTAGTATAGTAATAAGTTTCTCCTGTTACCCATCTCCAGGTACCTTCCGAAACTTCATCTGTTAATCCAATCCACCCTGAAGGCCATCTACCAAAAATAAAACTCTGTTCTCCTGAAGAAGTAATCGTAACCAAATGTCCACCCATTGCCAAACAGTTAGCCCTGGCAGTAGTCCAGAAAGCAGACCCTGTAGAACGGTAATAAGAATGTCCGTTATAATTTTGCTGGTTAGTGAAACCTGTTATAGTCTGGTTTGTTCTTCTGTAAAGTTTTATAGCAACGTTACTTGCCCCGGAACCGTTTGCATTATAAAGGTATCCTGAATAAGTAAATTGGCCCAACAAAGGATTTACAAATAATATCAATAGTATTAACCACCTCATAATATTAATTTAGCTCCCATTAGTATCTGGTAGTTTAGTATGTCTTGGCCGGCTATGTATGTTCCACCGGCTGTCAAACCTACACCGAAAGTCTTGGTTAATCTATAACTCAAATTTAAGAAAGGAACTAGTATTGGTTTAGATTCTAAAAATGATTCTGTGTAGTACTTTGTATAAGGTGCCCAGATTGCAGCAGCAATAAAAGTACCGTCAATTGATTTTGTAACTTTTCCTTTGTACATAACCCCTCCTATCAATAAGGTACTGATCATTGGTTCTTGGTACAGGTTCCCATAAGTTCCTGCAGCTCCATACAAGCCTGTAAAATTTTTAACTGAGTTTACTCTGACAAATAAAGCAGTTGTTGACCAGGACTTAGGTAGGACACTTGCTCCTATAGATGCAACATTGATATGCTTATGTCCTTTTTTATTTACCCCTATCCAGGATCTCATAACAGTCATATTGCCTATTTTGGCATTGACCATATAATCGGCTGAAAAGCCTAAAGAAGCAGTTCCATCTCCTTTTACTCTGGTATAAGACATGGTCCCTCTTGCATCCTGAGAACCATCATCTGCTTTTTGAATACCGACAATATCTCCGGTAACTAAAATAGCCGGTTTAGCAACTTCAGCCTTAGCTCTTGATGTAGTTTTTGTAGTAGAGTTTGAAGTTTCTTTTTGAGTCTCTGTCTTCTGCTGTTCAACTTGGTCTGGTTCTGGTTCTTTAGTTTGTCCTTCTGAAGACCCTTCTGACGATCCCTTACCGGATCCTGAACCAGAAGAATTGCCAGAACCAGTGGACCCACCGCCACCACTAGCATCAGTATTGCCTGTATTAGCATCTCCATCTTTCTGGTTTTGACTCGACTGAGGATCTCCATTTTCTTGTTTACTATCATTAGAACTTACCGAACCTGATCCGGTTGAGGTGGTTCCTCCAACATTTACATTAACAGAACTAACTGAGCTTATGCTGGCAATAGAGTTTAAGTTCATTACACTATTGACAACGTTTGAGGCCAGGTTAGTCGAAGTTGTGGTTGTTGTAGTTGCTACCGCACCTTGACATGGGGAGGTTGACTTGTATTTATTATAAGTAGTATTTAACCATAAATCAAAAGTACCATCCTGAAGTTCATCATAGGTAAAACTTTTAACCTGCCCGTAGTAGACTATCATGATCGGGCTTGACATATCTGCCGTAATATATTTTACATCCTTGGTACAAGGGTCAATATACGAGTAGAAAAAAGATTGGGCCCATCCGGTTGAGGACAGACCCAATAAGAATACTGTAAATAATATTTTAAGATTTGAATACACCGGCCTTAATTAAGTTTTCGATTACCTTGGTGGTTGCAGTCTCTAGTGATTTTCTAGTTGCTTTACCTACTGTTGATTGTGAAAACTTCATATCAAGGGATTTTAAGAAAGATTCTCCGGTCTTAGTTGCCTCTCCTTCACCTGAACCGATATAAACTTGTCCGGTCATGGCATCAACGAACCTAACTTGGAGACGTAGGAAAGTAGTAACAACAACTTTTGTTTTACCCTTCTCCACTGCCTCATCCTCATCAACGGCAAAATCGGCAACAGTAACATAAACAAAGTATCTTGCAGCTTTAATTTTACCCTTTCCGTCAATAGGCTCTTCAAAGACTCCTTTTTTAGAGGCTTTAAATTGAGTAACCATTCTTTCTTTAATCTCAGATTTTTCTTCTGTGAATATAAATCTTCCTGTTTCATCTAAGTAGTCCAGTACTGATTCAGCAAATCCTAAACCAACATTTTTTTCCTGTAGGTCTGGGTATAGAGCAAGTACCTTAGTCATATCAACATTAATTACCTGAACGGCATACTTGATACTGTCGGTGTAATTAGAAACTGTTGAAATATCTTTAGTCTCAATAACATCCTTTTCGGTCGTAGTCTTCATAGAACCACAACCGGCAATCAGGATAGTAAGTAAAAGACTACCAAGGATCTTCTTCATCGGCTTTAGGTTTAGCAGCAGGTTGGGCAGGCTGGGCAGCTGGTTTTTCTACTTCTTTAATGATAGTAGTTGTACCACCTGAGGATTGTTTCTGCTGGTTGGTGTTGTTGTTTTCTAAGTTTAGATTAATAACAGGAGCGGCTGCAGGAGCTGCTTGTTCTGTTTTAACTTCTTCTTTAGGTTCTTCACCTCCACCTAAGTGGGTTGCAAACCATGCACCACCGGCAGTTACCGCAGTGGTAATAGCTCCGATGATGGCTTTTTTCATAGCGGACATTCCGCCTTCTTCTTTTTCTTCTGACATAATTTTTATTTGTTTTCTAAGGTATTTGATAATGATTGTCCGTCCTCCTCATCTACTTTCTGAATTAGCATTTTATCTCTATCTTCAGAATTAAACCAGTAGTCTACTACCTTGTTTAAGTTACCTACAAAAGCACCTAGTAAAATAAGTAGTAATTCTTTCCAAGATTCTTGAATTGTAACTCCAAAAAATACAGCTGAATTAATTCCTGCTATTATAAAGAAGAACAAAAATAAAACAACCAAAGTAATTTTCCAGCGGTTGTTCTGCATTTGCTGTAACATGAAGTAAAAACGATTCTTATCGTCTACTTTCACAAATTCGCTTTTACCGGCACTTGTTATTAAATCTTTCAAGCTCATATTACTTATTAATAATTATTTTAGAAGTCTGAATAGTCTGATCTGTTTTTAAAGACATTAAATAAAAACCATTCTCTAAATGACTTACATTAACCATGTATTTATAATCTCCTTTAGGCATTCTTTCATTAATGACTTCAATCAATTTTCTTCCTACAAGATCACTGACTGCTAATTCAGCTTCACTGTCCTGCTGTAATTTAAATTGAACTACAACTTCTCCCTGGTTTGGATTAGGGAATACCAAAAGATTTCCTAGTTCTGTAATAGTAACCGGGCTTTTGATTCTTCTAACTTCTATCACTCCCATGGCTGGGGTGATGTTCATATCTTTTGAAACTATGTCTCCAACATACTTAGGACCGGTCCATAATGCAGCACTACCCCATTCATCTTGAGGCTTTTTGGCAACAAACTGTAAAGTGAATACCTGGTCACCGTCGTTAAACAGATTATCGTTAGTCATGTCAACTCCACCCCAAGACACCATTCCGTTAGAAGGGTTGAAGAAAGAAAGCCATCTCATTGCTTTTGCACTATTCTCAACTTGTCTAAATTCAAGCAAGGCAGTATCATATTTTAATTCAACCTGAATTGCTCCTAAAGATTTTCCATTAGTCAATACTTTAACAGGAACGTTCACCAAATTTCCTTCATCTACTTTAATTTTAGGCATATTGATCTCCACTGTGTTGGTTGGGAAATCATAATCAACGGTATTGTCAATAATATAGTTTTTAGCATTTGCCTGGTTAGTAATCTTGATAGGAACTAAACGTGCCATCTTAAATCCAGTTGCGTTTGCATCTCCTTTAACTGCCACATAATAAGTAATAGAATCTTTACCGTCAATGTAGTATTCAAAGTTATTTGTAGTTCCGTAAGTGCCTACTGGGTTAGTAGTTGCTCCATTGATTGAGTTGTATTGAGCAACTGTGAAGAACATTACATCCTTTTTATTATTTGGCCAGCTAGTAAATCTTCCGGCAATTCTTCCGAATACTGAATAAGCATCTGCAATAGTGATCACACCATCAGATCCATTTGCATCCATGGTATAAAAATCAAACCCGGTAGGAGTATACTCTCCTAAAACAGTCTGGTTGATCTTCTGTGCATCTGCTGTTGATAAGATATTACCAATAGACATTGTATCTCCTTTTACTGTCATTCTAACATCCCAGTAAGTGGTATCAATATTCTTAAAGAATACAACATGTCCGTTGCTGTTGGTTGCTTTTGCCTCTACTTGTGCCCAAGATCCGCCTGGTGCTTTCTTTTCTAAAGCAACCCATAAATTTTTAGCATTAGTACCTGTAACGTTGATAAACTTACCGGCAAATCTCAACATCTTCTGATTCATTCTACCACCGTAAGAATATACGGTCAAAGTAGTATCGTTTCCAAAGTTTGTTGATGCTAGATCATTCCAACCAGAAACCTTGCTGATCTTTAAACTCTTAAT